ATCTGCATCTTGATAACCTTGAGAGAATAAATGAACGATACCAATCTTAGTTAACTCACTAACAGTAATTCTTTGTATTCTTTCAATAGTTCTAGCAAATCTTACATCTTCAGCAGCTAAAGTAGCTTTAGAACCAATTTGGTCTTCAAATCCTAAAAACGCTTTTGGTATTCTAAGTGAAGATAATAATTTGTTTTTTAAATATTCAATGTCTTCTGTAGCTTCGTATGTTAAACCAGGTAATGAATCAATACTTGTACCACTATCACCACCACGAACTGGTAGGAAGAAATCTTCTGTTATGTTTTGCATATTGTATTTAAGATTGTAGTCACCAGTATTTTCATCAACAACTGGTGCTCTCTTCATCTTACTGATTGTCTTCTGCATAAAGTTTTCAACTTCAGATGGTGGGATATTACCAATATCCAATTTAAATACTCTTTTCTCTGGTGCTCTCATAATTCTATGAATCATCATAGCATCTTCCATAAGAGATAATTGTTTCCAAATCTTACGAGTACCTTCAATTTGTGATTTACCATATGGTAAGTAATTTGAATCTGAAAGTAATCTAAAGTGTGCTACTTCATAGTTTTCCAACTCAGTTTTAGTAGCTGATTCTTGAGCTTTATATCTATGTTGGTCAGTTGTTGATTCGATTAAATATTTAACATACTCTGGATTTTCAGGGTCTAAACCTTCTACTCGTGAAGTATCATATACTGAAAGTGGTACTACGTTAGTAATTCCGTATTTTTCATCAATGTCAAGTTTTAAAAAGAAATCACCATATTTACACATATTACGAATCCATGGCCAGAGATTGAATTCAATATTTACAATATCATAATATAAATTGTGTAATATTTGTTTGATATTTTCATCATCTGTTTTAATAGTTAAGACATCACCATACTCCGACTTCATGGTTGATTCATCTGCATAAATGTCAAGAGCTGAAGCGACAATAGCATCACTATCCATTTGTTCATAATCTTTAAACAAATTTAACCTCATTGATTTTGTTAACATAGCATCAGAATACCCACTCAAACCAGCACCCATATAAATCTTCTGATATCTATCAACAAGATTTGTTTTTGCTATTGATTGAGTCCTACTTGTATCTGAAACTCGTAGTTGACGACCACCCACATTACGTACAATTACATTTGTACTGAATAATCGTTTTAGTCTACTGAATAAACTTGTATCGGCCATTTTTTACCTCACTTATTTAATTAACCAATCTAAAGATTCTTTTTTCTGATTTACTTCCCAAGTCCAAGAATCATTTTGGTTATCATTAGGTGTATAAACACCTTGATTTGATGTAATATTGTTTAGGGTTTTCTTTTGTAATTCAATACCCTCATTTCTTAATCTAAGAGC